GTGATCTGGGAGCTCACTCCTTGGTCATGGTTGATCGACTGGTTCGCAAACATCGGAACAGTCCTGTCCAACGTTTCAACGCTTGGATTCACCAACGCCATTCTCAACTACGCCTACTCGACACTTCGGTATCGGGTTACCACGTCTTACGTGGCCAGGCGACCAGCCCAACTGGCCCCTCCTAACTACGAGGGTGTCTTCCAGTGGTCTGGCAATGTCCTATTTCAAGAGAAATATGACATGAAAGTGAGATTGGCCGCCTCCCCCTTCGGTTTTTCCGTCGCCACGCCTGACCTCTCGGTCGGGCAATGGGGAATCCTGTCGTCTTTGGGCCTAGCCCGAGGACGATAACAATTCCACAACAACTGAAGAACAACTTCAGAGGAGAAGAACATGGCATACACAGACCCTCAGTCAGTCACGATCGGAACCACGCCGGGAGCTGTCTCGCTTGTGCGAGTCAACTCAGGTTCGGAAACCGGAAAGTTTTCGAACTACGACGCGAAGACCAACCTTAAGGTTGGTTCGACCTATGGTCGCCGAATCCGCCGTGAGGCGCGAATCGACTTCCAGAAGGTCACGGCAGACCCCCTGGTCTCCAGCACCAATGTGCTGGTAGGCTCGTCGGTCTACCTGGTGATCGATGCCCCGCAGAGCGGTTTTTCCGCAACCGAGCAGAAAGAGCTTGCAAAGGCTCTTCTTACTTGGCTCACTGCCTCTTCCGACGCCAACCTTATCAAGTTGATCGCTGGAGAGAACTGATGTCGGATCTTGTGTGGCTTGTCCTCGTAGGGATTACGGGGTTTGCCGCACTTTCTTTCGGCATCACAGTGTCTGTGCTCGCCTTCCGGCGAAGCAATCAGGGCTGAGACTGACCCCATACAGGGTCTGGAGCATGTTCAGTTGGATCCCTGCCCCTTGAAAGGAGCAACGATGAAAAGCCAGCTCGATCTCCACCTAGCGGTAGCCGAAGATCAGCTATCGCTATGCGGTGTCCCCTTCGCTCGTGACCTTGCAACAATTAGGTCACGCGTCGAAGAAAAGGGTGAGGAATTCCTCACTCTTGACCTTCCTGCCATGGGAAAAGCCTTTGACAAGGCTCTTGACCAGGGTGAGATGGACGCTCATACCTTTCCGATTTTTAAGCGGAGAGGCGGAGGCGACCATCGGCCAGCATTCCTTAACGGACTGTTTGCCAAGGTCTTCGACGCAGAAGGACGCCTTCTCTCAGAGATCGATCTTCACGCCGTACGTGCACTGAGGCAGATATTTTATCTGCACTCGAAGCTCAACGAGCTTCCCACCTTAGACAAAGTGGATGCTGCACTCAAGGCATATGTGGAGACCGATCAAAACATCTCGAACGCAATCCCCTCTGATCTCCGCGAGGAGTTCAGGAGGATGGCACGTGAGATGTACGGGACCTACTTTGCTCGCATGGAAGCAACCCTCTACGAGGATAGCTTCCTTTCGCGCGCGAAGCATGGTCCTGGAGCAGTTTCTGATCCCTTACCGGCAAATCAGAAATGGAACAATCGTGAGTGGTCGGAGCGGCTTTCTAGCCACTTCCCCGCCCACGAGTATCTGCGAACTGGATCGAAAGATCCCTCGACAGATGTGTTCCTGCTCCCCCCGGCACGCGAACACCCCTCACGGGTGATCGCAGTGCCTAAGACGGCGAAGGGTCCTCGGATCATCGCGGCTGAACCGGTTTATAACCAGTTTGTGCAACAAGGCCTGATGGCCATGTTCACCGATTGGATGTACTCACATCCAGTCGTCAGCTTCGAGTTCCAGGAACCGAACCAAGAGCTAGCCCGCAAGGGTAGCATCGATGGATCGGTAGCGACCATTGACCTCTCTGAGGCCAGTGATCGCGTTTCCCTCGCTCTCGTGAAAGCCCTCTTTAGAGATCACCCTTATTTACTAAGTGTGATTCTCTCTTGTAGGACTCAGCGAGCCGTCCTTCCGTGGGGCGAAGAAATCGCCTTGCGAAAGTTCGCGTCGATGGGGTCTGCGCTGACGTTCCCACTGGAGACTCTGATCTTCTCGATCATTGCCTTCATGGGAGTACAGCGCTCTGAGATGAGCGTGAAGAAGTCCATCCGAAATGGGCTTCTTCGGGTGTACGGTGATGACATCATCATCCCCGTGCAGGCCGTTGACGAGACAGTATCCCTCCTTGAGGCTTTTGGCCTTAAGGTAAACACTGACAAGTCTTTCTGGACTGGAGAGTTCAGAGAGTCTTGTGGCGGGGACTACCTCCGCGGCTTCCCGGTAAACCCGGTGAAGTCGAGGAGAAGGATCCCTACCTCTCGCAGTGACACTGACGAAGTGGTCTCGATTGTTGCGTTCCGCAACCTGTACTGGGAACAGTACGGGCCAACGGAACTCGTGACCAGTCTTGATGCCTTCATTGAAGGGTTGATCCCCTTCCCTGAAGGCTTCAAAACGACAGATGCCCTGGTACGTTGGAGTGTGATTCCCGTTCCTGACGGAATTGATCCACGCCTCCAGCGTCCCTACGTCATGGCGTGTCGTGTCCTCCATAAAAAGAGGCATGACCCACTTGACGGTGAGGGTGCTCTTCTCAAGTACTTCTGGTCCCCGGAAGGGGACGACGGATTGAGAAATCCGGATCCGAAGCACTTGCAGGTCGCTGG